GGCCGAACTGCCCCTGTTGGAGGGGGACGACGAAGATTCTAGACACTCCGCGTCGCGTCCTGTGGTTCAAGTCCACCAGCGGCCTTTGCTTTGGAGGATCGACAGGTGAGCACGAAGGTCCAGAAGTTGCGCCGGTGGAAGCAGGCCGACAGCGGCCCGCTCCGCGACATGGACGCAGCGTGCTTCCCCACGGACACCTCGTTCTGGAACGACGAGCGATACCACTGGTGGCGCATCGGCGACGTGGCTTACGCGGGACTCCGTGTGGACACGAAGACCAACACCGCCCACTTCACCCGCGCCGGGGTGATGCCGGAGGCTCGGGGCCAGGGCTTGCAGAAGGTGCTCATCAAGGCCCGCTTGACGTGGTGCAAGCGAGCCGGGGTTCGCACCGTGAAGACGTACACCAGCATCGACAACCATGCGTCCATCGCCAGCCTGAAGGCGTGCGGGTTCAGTGCCCGCCGCTCGAAGGACGGGAAGTGGATTCGCTTCACCAAGGAACTGACATGACCGGCATTTCCTCCGTGTTTGAGATCATCGAGCGCCCGAACGGGTTCTCGCTCGCCTGGGCAGTCAGCCCGAGCACGCCCGTGATGACCGTCTGGATTGGGCGCGTCACGATGGGGTACGAACTCGCGGTTGATGCCGCGTGTGAGTTCATGGATCGCTTCCCTGCCGCCTCTGCCGATGGCATCAGCGCCGACGCCCTCATGCACTCGTGCGTGGTCAACGCCCAGAATCAGAACTGATGTCCCTCGCCGCGCCACAAGCCCGCATCGCACTGAACGCCTCCGCCGTTGACTGGCGGAAGGAGGACGTGTTCCAGTTGGCCCAGGATGAGCACGGGGCCGAGGTGCGGTACAAGGTCGGCGAGGAGATGAAGCCGTACACGCTGCCCGACGAGAACGGCGTGTGTCACGTCTTCGATTGGGCAGTCCAGCCGGGTTCGCAGGAAGACTTCCTCAACTGCCCGATCTTCGAGGTGCTGTACACCGGCAACCGAGGCGGCGGTAAGACCGCGTGCCTGCTGATGGACTTCGCCAAGGAGTGCGGGCGTGGCTACGGGGCCGCGTGGCAGGGCATTCTCTTCCGCCACACCTACAAGGAACTCCGCGACGTTGTGAAGAAGTCGCTCGAACTCTTTCCCAAGATTTATCCTGGGGCGAAGTGGAACGACACGAAGATGACGTGGACGTGGCCTGACGGCGAGCAGTTGACGCTCGCCTACATGGAGCACGAGAGCGACTACTACTCCTACCACGGTCACGCCTATCCGTGGATCGCGTGGGAAGAACTCACGACCTGGGCGGACGACGGCTGCTTCAAGCGCATGTTCTCGTGCTGCCGGTCCACCAAGGCCGGGATGCCGCGTCGCATCAGGAGCACTACGAACCCTTATGGCCCCGGCTTCGCCTGGGTCAAGGAGCGGTATCAGTTGCCGATCCCGCACGGCGACGTGCTCGGGACGCTTCTCGAAGAGAAGGACGACAAGGGCAACTTCATCGGCTACCGCTGCGCCATCAACTCGAACCTTGCCGAGAACAAGGTGCTCCTGACGGCCCAGCCGGACTACCTCAACAACATCAAGCAGTCGGCCCGCAACGAAGCGGAACTCGCGGCCTGGATGCACGGCTCCTGGGACATCACCAGCGGCGGCATGTTCGATGACATCTGGTTCCGCGTGAAGCCCTACTGCGTGCTGCCGCCCTTCCAGGTGCCCGCCTCGTGGAAGATCAACTGTTCGTTCGACTGGGGTTCTACGAAGCCCTTCTCAGTGGGTTGGTGGGCCGAGTCTGACGGCACCGACCTGATCCTCCCTGGCGGGAAGGTCATGCGGACGGTTCGCGGCGACCTGTTCCGAATCAAGGAATGGTACGGCTGGAACGGGAAGGCCAACAAGGGTCTTCGTATGCTGGCCAAGGACATCGCACAGGGCATCGTGGAGCGTGAACTGAAGTGGGGCATCTACGGCAAGACGAAGCGGGGCATCGCCGACGCCGCAATCTTTGACGAGACGAATGACAACTGCATCGCCTACGACATGGAGGCTCGGGTCACGGTCGATGGCGTGCAGTATCGCGGCGTCTACTTCGATCCCGCCGACAAGCGTTCCGGCTCGCGCAAGCAGGGGTGGGAACAGATGCGGAAGATGCTGGCGAACTGCATCCCCAAGGAGGGCGAGAAGGTCCGCGAGGAGCCGGGCCTGTTCGTCACGACCGAGTGCCTTCACTTCCTTCGTACCGTCCCGGCGCTGCCGCGAGACGAGGACGACCTGGACGACGTGGACACCGAGGCCGAGGACCACGTTGCGGACGAAGTTCGCTACCGCTGCCGTCAGGAGCACCGCCAGATGAAGGGCGGCAAGACGACGGGGATGTTCTGATGACACCAGAGGAGAAGTCAAAGTACAACCGTGAATGGAAACTCCGAAACCCGGACAAGGTTCGTCTGCATCAGCGGCGTTCCACCATGAAGGAGATGTACGGGATCACCCCGGAGGACTATGATCGGATGCACGCCGAGCAGTCCGGGAAGTGCAAGACCTGCAAGGAGGTTCCGGTTGGGGATAAGGCTCGTGGCCGACTTCACGTTGACCACTGCCACCAAACGGGTAAGATTAGAGGGCTGCTGTGCTATCGGTGCAACTTGGCAATCGGGCACCTGCGAGACAACCCAGCGTTGGCCATCACCGTCGCGGAGTACCTGAAGGAGCATCAACATGGCAGTGGATAATAAGCACCCCCAGTTCTCCGCTCGCATCGCCGACTGGGAGCAGATGGGTGAGTGCTACGCAGGCGAGCGGATCATCAAGCAGCGGCGAGAGAAGTATCTACCTGCCACGGACGGTATGCGGCTTGATGGTTTGACCAAGGCCGGGCCGGATGGTGGCAAGGATGCCTACGACGCTTACCTTGCCCGCGCGGTCTTCCCTGACTTCGTGAAGCAGGGCGTGGAGGCGATGGTGGGGATTATGCATCGTGAGAAGGCGCGGATCGAGGTGCCGGACGCGATGAAGCCGCTGCTTCAGAAGTTCGGCTCCAACGGCGAAGACATCTGGATGTTCCAGCGCCGCCTCAACGAGTGGCAGTTGCTCTTTGGCCGCGCCGGAATCCTCGCGGACGCCCCGACCGGCGTGACCGTGGACAAGGCCATGCCCTTCGCGGTGCTGTTCGCCGCACCCCGCATCATCAACTGGGACGACGGGATCGCTGACCAGGGGATGCAGAAGTTGGAGTTCGTCACGTTCGATGAGTCCGCCGATGAACGGACCACGGGGTTTGAGTGGAAGTTCGAGGAGCGGTATCGCATCTGCGCCATGTCCGGCACCGTGCAGGGCGAGCGGCAGAACGCGGAGGATCAGTCGGCTCCTACCGGCACCGGCGTCTACCAGACGGCCAAGGTCAAGCAGAAGGATGACATCTCTTCCGCCGCGTGGGTCACTCCCTCGCTCGGCGGCAAGACGCTCGATGAGATTCCGTTCCGCTTCGTCAACACGAAGGACTTGGTGTCGCAGCCGGACGACCCGCCGCTCCTCGGCCTGTCGAACCTCTGCCTCGCCATCTATCGCGGCGAGGCCGACTACCGGCAGTCGCTCCATATGCAGGGGCAGGAAACCTTCGTCATCATCGGCGCGGACAACGACAAGAAGACCCGCCTCGGTGCCGGTGCCCGCATCGAACTCCCCCGCCAGGGCGACGCGAAGTTCGTGGGCGTCAGCGCCGACGGCCTCGCGGCTCAGAAGGAGTGCATCGAGGCCGACAAGAACCTCGCTGGCGAACTGACCAGCCGTCTGTTTGATTCGACCGGGACTTCGTACCAGTCCGGCGAAGCCCTCCGCATCCGCGTGAGTGCGAAGACCGCAACGCTCCGCACCATCGCCCTCACCGGCGCTGAGGCCCTGCGTCAGATTCTCGTGCTCATGGCGAAGTGGATGGGCCTCTCTGAGGCAGAGCAGGCCAAGATCGTCGTGGAGCCGAACACCGACTTCGCCGATACGAGCGCCGCGAGCCGCACGGCCCTGGAACTCACCCAGGCGAAGACGATGGGCTTCCCCATCAGCCAGAAGTCCCTGCACCGCTTCGCGGTTCAGCAGGGCCTCACGGTGATGACGTTCGAGGAGGAGGAGAAGGCCATCAGCGACGAACCCCCGCCGCTCCCGCCCGCTCAGGGCATCGGCGGTCAGTCCGGCGGCTTGCTCGGGCGAGCGACCGGCGGCAGCCGCGTGAGGCGTGGTGTCGGCTCGGATGCTTCCAAGGAGTGATAGTTGGCGACGCGGAACGAACTCATCGTTCAGGATCGGATTGAGCAACAGCAAGGCCGTGTGGATGACGCACTGGCCGCTGCTGCGTTGCTCATTGCCCTCCTGGATGAGTCCGAACCCCTGATCCGCGTCATCATCGAACGCTACCTCCGCCTCTTCCTGTCCCCCGGCGTCCAGTTGAGTTCCGCCGCTGTCCAGGCTCAGATGGCCGCGATGCGTGCGGACATCCTGGCTGTACGAACCCAATCCTTCCTCGCGGTCGGCTCGCGCCTGGACGAACTCCTGGTCGGCGAGATTGATGCGGAGTGGGACTTCCTGGTGAAGTTGTACCTGGACCGCGCCGCGATGCAGTTGCAGCGGCCCGGCGTCACGCCCCAGTCGCTCGTGGACACTCCTATCCTTGGGCGAACGCTGGACGACTGGCTTCAGGCCCTTCTCGCCGCCGACGCCGCCCGCATCGCTGACGCGGTGGCCGTGGGCGTCCTTCAGGGGCGCACGCGGACGCAGATTCTCCAAGCCACCCTGGGCGAGGAGAACCTGGACGGAGGCAAGGGTGCGACCGAGCGGACCCGTCGTGACTTGACCAACATCGTTGACCTTGCCCTCTTCTCCGTGGTAGGGCTGGCTGCGAAGACCTTCTCCGAGATCAACGAATACTGGCTGCCGCGTGATCTGTACGTCGCCGTGATTGATAACCGGACGACGCAGATATGCCGTCACTACAACGGCAAGGTCTTCCTGGTGGGTCGCGGCCCGTATCCCCCGATCCACTGGCACTGCCGGTCCATCCGCGTATCCCTGCCGGTGGACGGAGACATTCCAGACACCCCTTGACTGACCCCCGGTGGGGCATCTAGTATTCCTCGAACCTCGAATCAAGTCTGAACCCGCAAAGGAGCACTTCCCGATGGCATTCAAGACCAAGGCTGACTGGCTTACCGCGATGGGTGGCGCAACCACTGCTGTCGGGAGCACCAAGGCGTTCACGGCGGCTGCTGGCAACCTCATCACCATGTCGAGCCACGGCCTCGG